AAAAAGGAGAGAAAGGAGGAGGGGAAGAGGGAGGGGAGCGGTGCCGGGGCCACTTTTTCAGGGAGTCGAGAAAAAGGAGGGGGGTCGGACGTGGTCCACGATGCGCAGGGGGCCGCGCCTGGCGCAAGCGGAGAAGTTTCCGGCCGGTCGGAGCCCGAAAACGCCGAGGCGGCTCCTGGGGCTTCCCCGGGGCAAACGGCGACAGGCGAGGTGACGGCCCAGCGCGGCCGGCGCGTTCTGGTCCAGCCGGTGCGCGAGATCGCCCCGGAGGAGGGCTTCCGGCGGTTCGAGAAGGACGGGCCTGCGCTCGAGGTGGAGGAAACCCCGGCTCTGGCGGACGCCCGGCGCAAGATCATGAGCGGCGGGTGGCGGGATATCGCCCCGGACGCCGGCGATCTGGGGTCCGGGTTCTACCGTTTCGTGGCGAAAGACCTGGGCGGCATGCCCGATCGGCGAACGATGAGCCCGACGATCGACGTTTTCGGCGCCGACCTGAAGGGCGCGAGGGCCGTCCTGCGCATGGTGGTCGCCCAGGCCCGGCGCGTGAAAGCCGATCAGGTGGACGTCTCGGCCGCGATCGCGGTGGCGTTCCGGCCGACCCGGCTCTGCAAGCGGGCCCGGCAGGCGAGGGGCGAGGCATGACGGCCCTCCATCCGTGGCCGGCCGAGCGGACGGACCTGGTCCCCGTCGTCGACCTGGTCCCCGCCGCGGTGAACGCGCGGACCCACTCGGAGGAGCAGGTGGCGCAGATCGCCGACCTGATGGTCGAGTTCGGATGGACGACGGCGGTCCTGGTTGACGAGGAGGGCACGATCATCGCCGGCCACGGCCGGGTCCGGGCCGCCGCGCTGATGGTGGAGCGCGGTCACGCCCGCTTCGCGCAGGCCCCGGTGATGACCGCCCGCGGCTGGACCGAGCAGCAGAAGCGGGCCTATGTCCTGGCGGACAACCAGGTCGCGCTGAACGCCGGGTGGGACCAGAAGCTGCTCGGGACCGAGCTCGCCGATCTGTCGGCCGCCGGCTTTGACATGTCGCTGCTCGCCTTCACCCAGACCGATCTGCGCCGGCTGCTGCGCGGCGCCGGCGGTGGTCTGACGTCGCCGGACGCCGTCCCCGAGGTCGAGCCGGTCCTGGTCAGCCAGCTGGGCGACGTCTGGATCCTGGGCGAGCATCGTATCCGGTGCGGCTCGAGCACGGACCCGGCCGACGTCGCGGACCTGCTCGCCGGCGAGAAGCCCCACCTGATGGTGACCGACCCGCCCTATGGGGTGAAGTATGATCCGCTCTGGCGGCAGGCCGCGACCGGCCAGAAGGTCCGCGCTCACGGAAAGGTGCTCAACGATGACCGGGCCGACTGGCGCGAAGCCTGGGCGTTGTTCCCCGGCGACGTCGCCTATGTCTGGCATGGCGGCCTGCACTCAGGGACCGTGCAGCTGTCGCTCGAGCTCGAGGGTTTCGAGATGCGGGCCCAGATCATCTGGGCGAAGGACCGCTTCGCCCTGTCGCGCGGCCACTTCCACTGGCGGCATGAGCCGGCCTGGTATGCGGTTCGCAAGGGTCGGAGCGCCCGGTGGCGCGGCGGCCGCAAGAAGGACACCGTCTGGCGCGTCGACGGGATCTCCGACCCCGCCCTGCAGGCGACCGTGCTCGAGGTGATCCAGCGCGAAGGCGCCGAGGACACCGTCTGGGAAATCCCGATGACCGTCGACGACGGCTCGACCGGCCACGGAACCCAGAAGCCCGTCGAATGCATGCGCCGGCCGATGGAGTGCAACAGCGCCGAGGGCGACCTGGTCTATGAGCCGTTCTCTGGATCCGGCTCGACCATCATCGCCGGCGAGCAGTGCGCGCGGCGGGTTCTGGCTATGGAGCTCTCTCCCGCCTACGTTGACGTCGCGGTGCGGCGCTGGCAGGCGTTCACCGGCCAGGATGCTGTTCTGCAAAAGTCGGCCGAGACGTTCGCCACCGTGGCGGCCGCTCGAGCCCCGGAGGTCAACGATGACGCGGCGTGGGCCTAAGCCTCAACCGACGAACCTGCGCCTCCTGCAGGGCGGCTCAGTGCGTCGCGGCGCCGAGAACGAACCGCAGCCGTCGCGGCCCGTCGAGATCCCGGAGCCCCCGTTCTTTCTGGGCGGCTATGCCCTGGACGAGTGGAACCGGGTCATCGAGGATCTGTACGGGACCGGGGTCTATGCCAACGTCGACCAGACCATGCTCGCCGCCTACTGCATGAGCTATCAGCGCTGGGTCACCGCCGAGATCGACCTGGAGAAGATGGCCAAGGCCGACCCGACGACTCACGGCGCGATGATCAAGACGACGAACGGCAATGCGATCCAGAACCCCCTGGTCGGCGTCGCCTCGACCGCGCGCCGCGACATGCAGCGCCTTGCCGCCGAGTTCGGTCTGACGCCCTCGAGCCGGACGCAGATCGACAGCGGGAAGGGACGCGATGACGATCCGATCGCCCGCCGCTACGGCCTCTAACGATCCGGTCACCGCCTATGCCGAGGCCGTGCTCGCCGGCGTGATCATGGCCGGGCCCTATGTCCGGCTCGCCTGCCAGCGCCACCTGGACATGCTGGCGAGCCAGGGCGAGGAGTGGATCTGGGATCCGGTTAAGGCCCAGCACTGGATCGACTTCTTTCCCGACATGCTGACGGTCGAAGAGGCCGGCGAGACCGTCCCGTTCATCCTGCTCGACTGGCAGGTCTTCGTCGCCGGCAGCTTGAACGGCTGGCGCGATGCGGGGACCGGCTATCGGCTTTTCACCCGCGCTTACATCGAGGGCGGGAAGGGGTGCGGCAAGTCGCCCTTCGCCGCCGGTATCGGCCTGCTGATGATGATCGCCGACGAGGAGCAGAAGGCCGAGGTCTACTCGGCCGCCGGCAAGAAGGAGCAGGCGCACATCCTGTTCCAGGACGCGGTGGCCATGAAGAAGACCAGCCCGCTCCTGTCGCGTCGCCTGGTCGAGTCCGGCAAGAACCCGGTCTGGCAGCTGACCCACCGGCAGTCCGGTTCGATCTTCAAGCCGCTATCGGCCGACAAGCAGAAGTCGGGCCAGCGGGTCCATTGCGGCCTGGTCGATGAGCTCCATGAGCACAAGGACCGATATACCGTCGACATGCTGATCGCTGGCTTCAAGGGTCGGCGCCAGCCCCTGCTTTTCATCATCACCAACAGCGGCTTCGACCGGACGTCCGTCTGCTGGGAATGGCACGAGGATGGCGTGGCGATCCTCGAGGGCCTGCGGACCAACCGGCGATTCTTCATCTACATCATGGCGCTCGACCCCGGCGACGATCCGCTCGAGGACTCGTCCTGCTGGCCTAAGACCAATCCGGGCCTGGGGATCACGACGACGGTCCAGTATCTCGAGGACCAGGTGCGCGACGCCCGGCAGGTACCGGGCCGCGAGAACATCGTCCGGCGCCTGAATTTCTGCGAATGGACCGACGCCGACGTCGGCTGGATCACCCGCGGCTCCTGGATCGATATCGAGGAGCAGCTGACCGAGTTCGCCAAGCCGGGCCTCGGCCTGCAGAACCTGGGGCGTCACAAGCTCGAGGGCGGCGGCTATGCCCTGGGGACCGAGTTCGATGGCGCCGAGCTCTATGTCGGCCTCGACCTGTCCTATGCCTTCGACCTGACCGCGATCGCCTTCGCCTTCCCCGAGGGCGACGACCTGCTTTGCTGGATCGAGTATTTCAAGCCGCTCGACACCCTCGAGGACGCCGAGAAGAAGGACCGCCTGCCCTACCGGCGATGGGTCCAGGATGGTCTGATCACGGCCGTTCCCGGCAAGGTGATCCGCCCCGAGCATCTCGCGCCGCGGCTGGCGCACATCGGCCAGCAGTTCGATCTGCGATATGCCGCCTATGACAACTATGCCCACAAGTCGCTGGAGGACCAGATGATCGAGCAGGGCGTCCACCTGCCCTGGATCGAGCATCCGCAGGGCTTCCGGCGCGGCGGCGTCCTGCGCGATCGCCGCGGGGAGCCGGTGAAGGGCCCGGACGGTAAGGCGCTCGAGAACCCGCTCTGGATGCCCGACTCGGTGAAGGCGCTCGAGGGGCGGATTATGGAGCGCAAGATCCGGGTGCAGCCGTCCCTGGTCACTCGCGCGCAGGTGTCCAGCGTGGCGATCCGTCAGGATCCCAGCGGCGTCGGCAACCGGGTCTTTGATAAAAAGAAGGCTGTCGGTAGGATTGACGGCATCGTCGCCCTCGCCCAGGCGGTCGGAGCAGCCGAGATGCGCCTTCCGAAGATGGACCTGAGCGGCTTCCTCAACCGGCCGGTGATTGCACGATGAAGACCCGCAGCGCTCGACCCGGCCTGGTCAAGTCCGCCCTGGGATGGGTCGGCCAGCGAATCAACCTGCGCAACAGCACAGGGTTCTGGGGCCATTTCTTCGGTACCGAGAATTGGGCGGGGGAGGCGGTGACCCCCCAGAAGGCGATGATGCTGTCGGCGGTCAACCGCGCCGTCCGACTCACCGCCGAGACCATCGCCAGCCTGCCGGTCGGGATGTTTACCGACGACGGGTCCGGGCCGCAGGCCGAGCGCGGCGGCGATACCGACCAGCTGATGCGCGTCTCGCCGAATGCCGACCAGAGCCCGATGGAGTTCTGGGAGCAGATGTACGGGTGCCAGGAGCTTGTCGGCGAGGGCCTCGCTCGCAAGCATTGGAACAACAGCCGGACTCGAGTCGTCGCCCTCACGCTGATGGACCCGACCCGGGCCCGCGACGTCGAGAACGCCCAGGGCACGGACTGGCGCTGGGAATACACGGACCCGCGCGGCCGCAAGATCGATCTGCCCCGCGAGGACGTCTTCAACCTGCCCGGCTTCTCCCTGGGCGGCCGGCGCGGCATGTCGACCGTCAGCTACGGCGCCCAGACCATGTCGCTGGCGATGGCGGCCGAGAAGACGGCCGGGAAGCTGTTTGCCTCGGGTCTGCGCAACAGCGGCTTCCTCAACGCCGGCCAGGTGCTGAACCCGGAGGACCGGGAGAAGCTCGAGAAGATCATGCGCGAATACATGGGCGCGGCGAACGCCGGCGGCATGATGATCCTCGAGGGAGGGATGACGTTCACCCCGATGAACATGTCGTCCGTAGACGCCGAGCTCCTGCTGACCCGCCGCTTCCAGATCGAGGACACCGGCCGGTGGTTCGGCATGCCCCCGATCCTGCTCGGCCACGCCGTCGAGGGCCAGACCATGTGGGGATCGGGCGTGGACTCGATCATCCAGGCTTGGCAGACCCTCGGCCTGCGCCAGCGCATCGTGCGGACCCAGCAGGCGGTGGCGAAGCGCCTGATGACGGTGGAGGAGCGCGCCCGCGGCCTCTACTGCAAGATGAACGCCGACGCCCTCCTGGCGGTGAACAGCACGGCGCGAATCAACTTCATCACCCAGGCCGTGCAGAACAGCCTGCTGACCCCGGACGAGGGTCGCGCCCTGCTCGAGCGCGGGTCGATGCCTGGCGGCGATCAGCTGCTCGCGCAGGTGAATCTTGTCCCGCTGGCGATGTTGGGGGATAACGGCTCCCAGGACGCCCAGCTGCGATCAGCTTTCCGGTCCTGGCTCGGCCTCGAGGATAAGCCCCATGCGGACCTTCCGCTCCTGCCATAACCCCTCGCGCTTCGGCGCAAAGCGGGACGAGTCGCTGACCGATCTCCTGGTCAAAGCCTCGCATGGCGAGATTCATATCCGAGCGGCCGGCGAGGGCGACGATGCCCCCGAGGGCACGATCTACGGCTATGGGTCCAAGTTCGGCCTGGTCGACTCCTACGGCGAGACCGTCCTGAAGGGCGCGTTCAAGGAATCGCTGCGCGAGTGGAAAAAGCGCAAGCGCCCGATCCCGATGCTCTGGCAGCACCGGTCGGACCAGCCCATCGGCGGCTGGCATGCCTATGAGGAGGACGACGTCGGCCTGAAGCTGACGGGCCTGCTCAACCTCGAGACCCAGCGCGGGAAGGAAGCCTGGTCCGACGTGAAGGCCCAGAACGTCGGCGGTCTGTCGATCGGCTACTACGAGGTGGAGGCCGACCCCTGGGGCATGGCCGACACCGAGCCCCGCAAGCTCAAGAAACTGGATCTGCGCGAGACGTCCGTCGTGACGTTCCCCGCGCTCCGAGAAGCTCAGATCGATGCGGTAAAGGCCCGCATCGCTCGAGGCGAACCGCTCACCGAGCGGGAATTCGAAGGGTTCCTTCGGGAGAAGCTGAACCTCTCACGATCCGATGCCGAGACCATCAATCGGCATGGGTTCCGCGCCTGGCGCCAGCGGGAGGCTGGTCAGGCGGATCAAGCGGACGATGTGGTGGAGGCGATCCGATCCCTCGGTGACCTTGCGCCGCTGAAGCTGCCCGCCCTCTAAACCCTGACCCACCTTCCTTTCGGAGAGACCATCATGCGCACCAGCGCCCTTCGCACTTCCGCCGCCGCCCATCTCGCCGCCGGCGCTTTCGCCCTGGCCCAGCCCACCGCTTCCGACGTCGCCCGCTATGGCAAGAAGGAGGAGGATCTGGACCCGGCCACCCTCGTCAAGGAATTCCGGGGCCTGAAGACGTCCCTGAAGGAGCAGCACGACGAGGTCCGCACCTGGACCGAGAAGGCCGCCGCCTCGATCAAGGAGACCGGCGAAATCGCCGCAGGCGTCAAGGAGGGCCTCGCCGAGGCCGCCAAGAAGGGCGAGGTTCTGGCGACCAAGTTCGCCGAGCTCGAGCAGCTGGTCGCCCAGCTGAAGGCCAACGACAACCGCGGCGGCCAGCGCGACTCGGTCGGCAAGTCCGTGGTTGAGGACGAAAAGTTCCAAGAGTGGCTGAAGACCGGCGGCGACAAGTCGCGCATCCGCATCGGCGTGAAGGCTATCACCAGCCTGACGTCGGGTGGCGGCGCGGCCGGCGACCTGATTGTTCCGCAGCGCAATCCCGGGATCATCCGCCAGCCCGACCGGGCGATGACCATCCGCGATCTGCTCTCGGTCGGCCGGACGACCAGCAACTCGATCGAGTTCGTCCAGGAGACGGGCTTCACCAACAACGCGGCCCCGGTCGCCGAGGGTGCGCAAAAGCCCGAGTCGTCGCTCGAGTTCACCCTGCAGACGACCCCGGTGCGCACCATCGCCCACTGGATCCAGGCGTCGAAGCAGATCCTGCAGGACGTTCCCGCCCTGCAGTCCTACATCGACACCCGCATGCGCTTCGGCCTCGAGATCGAGGAAGAGGACCAGATCCTGTCCGGCGACGGCACCGGTCAGAACCTGCTCGGCCTGATCCCGCAGGCGACCCCGTTCGACGTTGCTCGGGTCCGCGCCGGCGACACCCGCATCGACGTCGTCCGTCGCGCCATGACCCAGGTCCGGCTCGCCGAATATCGCGCCGACGCGATCGTTCTCCACCCCTCCGATTGGGAGGAGATCGAGCTCACGAAGACCGATGACGGCGCCTATGTCTGGGCGAACCCCCGCGGTCTGCTCGGCCCGACGCTCTGGGGCCTGCCCGTCATCGATACGACGGCGGTGGAGGAGGGCGAGTTCCTGGTCGGCAACTTCCAGATGGCCGCCATGCTCTGGGATCGTGAGGAGTCGGTCGTCGATATCTCGACCGAGGACCGCGACAACTTCATCAAGAACATGGTGACGATCCGCGCCGAAGAGCGTCTCGCCCTCGAGGTGTCGCGCCCCGAGGCTCTGATCTACGGCGACTTCGACGAAGTCGTGACGGGCTAATCCGGCCTGCCGGGTAGCGCGAGCTTCCGGCCAGCGTTGGAATGGAGAGCCCCCCGGACTTGCGCCGGGGGGTTTTTCTATGCTCATAGGCGTTGTGTTTTCGAGTGGCCGGGGGAGGCGTTTGTATTTCCCTGCTCTTTGATCCGGGGGGACGCCCGCGGGGAGAGGCTCAGAAAGCGGCGGTGGAGACAGCCCTGGGCCTCGGCCCTCTGGCATCGACAACCGTCAGGACGGGGGAGCGCCTGCGAGCCAGGCCACACAGCAGTCAACGCTCCACCCGCTCCGATCAGGCCCTCGGCTTCCGCTGGGGGCCTTTTTCGTGGCATGAACGGACCTGTCCCTGCAGAGGAGTTCCAGGATGCTCATCGAAGTGAAGCGCCCCTATGGCGGCGCTGAAGGAAAACGGGTCCGCGTCGGCACCCGGTTCTGGGTTCGCTACCCAGGCAAGAAGGCCGCGCCGGATGGCGTTCTCGAGATCACGCCGGCTCGCTATCAGCAGCTGTCCCAGACGCGCCTGGTCGCCGCGGTCGACCCCGACGCCAAGGTGCAGGAGCCGTCCCGCCCTCGGCCGGAGCCCCGGACGCGCCGGCCGGCCGCTCCCGTCCCCGGCGCCAAGGTGGAGCCGGACAGCCCACGCGGACCCGGAGCCCGGACAGCGGCGAAGTCCGCAGAGCCGAAGCCGAAGCGCACCCTGCCCGCCCCGAGTGGTTCCCCGACTGGTCCGGGTGCACGGTCGTCATCGTCGCCGGCGGGCCCTCAAACCGGCGGATCGACTTTGAGGCAGCGCGGGACGCGGCGGGGCGAGACGTCCGGTGGTTCGCCGTCAACGACGCAGTCCGACTCTGCCCCTGGGCCGACGCCCTCTACGGCGCCGACGCCGGGTGGTGGCGACACCACATCGGCGGCCTCGGGGGATTCGGCGGCCTTCGCATAACGCAGGCGCGGTCCCTGACCATCCCGGGGCTGCGCCTCGTCACCGTCAGGAAGGTCGACCATCTCGTGATCGACCGACCTGGCGTCGTCGGCTGGGCGGCGAACAGCGGCTTCCAGGCGATCAATCTGGCGGTCCAGTTCGGCGCCCGCCGGCTCCTGCTCTGCGGCTTCGACTGCAGCATCGAGAAGGGCCTGCACTGGCATGGCCGGCATCCGTCCCCTTTGAACAATCCCAGGCAGGCCGGCGTCGATCGCTGGGGCGCGGCGCTGGACGCCCAAGCACCGGCCTTGGAGTCCTGGGGCGTTGAGGTCATAAACTGCGCCTCGCACTCGCGCCTCGCGGCCTTCCCGCGGCGGCCGTTGATGGAGGCCCTGGGATGACGTCGATCAGCTTTGAAGACGGCGACAACTTCATTCGCAACGCGGTGACGGTCCTGGGTCCGCGTCTGCCCGGCCGAGGTGCCCAGCTGCGCAAGATCTCGACCGGCGGCCTTCCGGTCACCGTGGACGAGGTCTGTGAGGATCTGAGGGTCGATGACCCGGATGACGAGGCGGACACCGTGGAGCGGTTCTGCAGGGGCGCCTGCGCCTTCATCGAGCGGCGCACCGGGTATGTGATGCTCCCGACCGTCTATGAGCTCTCGGCCAGCCAGTGGTGGACCGGCGCCGTCGATGTCCTGCGCGGCCCGCTGCGCGAGGTCACCGAGGTCGAGTATCAGTCCGACCGCGACGTCTGGGATCCTATCGACCCCCTGCAGTTCTGGACCAGCCGGGAGGCCCGGTCGTTCAAGCTGCGATTCCTTTCCGACTTCGACCGGCCGGCGCTCTGGCAACCGGAGGACTGCGTCCGGGTCCGGTTCTCGGCCGGCTTCGACGCGGCCGACGAGACCGGCGGCGATCTCCCGATCGAGGACGGCCTGCGCACCGTCCTGCTGATGGTGACCGGCCACTACTACCGGCACCGGGAAATGCTGGGCGCGGCCGATCCGAAGTATGGCCTGGCGGCCGTGGAGCTCGGCGCGACGTCCCTGCTCGGCCAGTATCGCCAGTTCTGGTGATGCGCGAACATCGACGCGGGAGCTCTCCCCTGTTCGTCCGGGGCATGTTCGGCCTGGGCGACAACATCATGCAGCGGCCGTTCATCCGCGCGGCCTCGAAACGCGAGTCGGTGGTCTACCTGCAGACGCCGTGGCCAGAGCTCTATTCGGATCTCGAGAACGTCCGGCCGGTGCGATCGCAGACCCGGCTGCGCACCCAGGCGAAGAACGAGTCGGCCTATCGCGGCCGATGGCATCCCCGTCAGGGCGGCCGGACGGTCCAGATCGCCTACGGCGCGCAGTGCCTCGGAACCGGCCAGTCGATCATGGAGGCGATGGAGTCGCGCCTGCCCCTGGGCGATAGCCCCTTCCGCTGGGATCTGCCCGACCTGGGCGAGCCGTTCGCGATCGAGACCGGAGGCCGTCCGCTGGCGATCGTTCGGCCGGTGACCGAGCGGGCCGAGTGGCACAACGCCTCGAGGTCGCCGGACCCGGCCTATGTGAACGCCGCGGCCGAGCGCCTGTCCGAATCGCACTTCGTCATCGCGGTGGCCGACCTGCAGCCCCAGCAGGAGTGGCTGGTCGGCGGGATGCCGGTCTGCGATCTCGCCTATGTGCGCGGCGAGCTCACGGCGATGGACCTGCTGCAGCTGATCAAGCAGGCGGACGTGGTGGTCGGCGGGGTCGGCTGGATCGTTCCAGCGGCCCTGGCGCTGCGGACCCGGTGCTTCATCTATCTGGGCGGCAACGGCGCCCACAACGCCCCGGAGATCATCGTCGACCGTCGCGCCGACTCGAGTCGACTCGGGTTCGCCGTCCCGTCTAAGTTCTGCATGTGCACCGAGAAGCAGCACCGGTGCGACAAGAGGATCGACCGCCCGCTCGAGCAGTTCGAGGTCTGGGCGGCGCAGCAGGGGGTTAAGCTATGCTCGAGTCGGTGATCGCCCAGGATGGCGCGCGGTTGATCTGGTCCCAGCAGGACGGGGTCGGCTTTCTCGAGGTCCAGAACGCTGGCGTCTATGACGGGGAGTATTTCCAGCGCTATCGGGCGATGAGCCAGACTCCGATGGCGATCGCGCTCAACAGATTCCGCGCGGCCCTGGTCGTTCGTCACGGCGGGTGGTCTGACCCGATCTCGCTGCTCGATGTCGGCATCGGCGACGGCGCCTTCCTTCGGTCGCTCGAGGGCCAAGAATGGATCCGGCGGTTCGGCGCGGACGTGAACCCGGCCGGGATCTCCTATCTCGAGGAGCACGGCCAGCTGGGCTCCCTCGAGGAGACCTATGACGTCGTGACGTTCTGGGATTCGCTCGAGCATATCCGAGACCCGCGCTGGGCGCTGCGCGCGGCCGCCCGGGTGGCCATCGTCAGCATCCCGATTTTCAACGACGTCGCCCATGTCCTGGCGTCGCGCCACTACCGGCCGGATGAGCACTATTGGTATTTCACCCGCGCCGGGTTCTGCGCCTTCGCCGATCGGGAAGGGTTCGACGTCGTCGACGTCCTGGCGACCGAGACCGCGCTCGGCCGCGACGGCATCGAGACGTTCGTTCTCAATCGCCGCCCGGCGTAGTAGCTTCCCGCTGGGCATCCCGCCCGGCCGGAGCGCTCCATGTCCTACGTCGCAGCCGGCGCCCTCGATCGGCGCATCCAGATCCAGACCGGCGTCGAGACGAAGGACGCCGCTGGCGACGTGATCGATTCGACCTGGGATGACGACTTCAAGCTCTGGGCGCGTCGGGTGCCCCGGTCCCAGGGGATCGAGAAGCCGACCGTCGGCGGCGTCCTGCGCGAGTTCGATATCCGCTTCGACGTCCGCGATTCGCCGAAGAGCCGGGCGATCGCGCCCGAGACTCACCGGGTGCTCTACAAGGGCCGCATCTATGAGATCGTCGGGACCGTGCCCCTCGAGGAGCGCGACGACCTGATCGGCCTGCTCTGCGCGACCCGGCCGGACCAGCGCGGCTCTCGCGGCAACGAGGGCGTGAGCGGTGAGCCGTAAAAACAGCCTGATCCATATGGAGATCGTCGGCGCCCGCGAGCTTGAGGCGGCGCTGATGGGGCTCGGCCAGGACCGGCTGATCAAGGCGACGCTGAAGCGGGCCCTGCTCAATGCGTCCAAGCCGGCCGTCGAGACGGCCCAGCGCCTGGCGCCGAAGCACACCGGGCGGATGGCGGATAAGATCGCCGTCTCGAGCACCCTGTCGCGCCGGCAGCGTCGCGGGTCCGGCTATCGCTATAATCCCAACACCGCCTATGTCTGGATCGGCTCGGCCCCTCGCGGCCCCGGCACCCTCGCCGAGTTCGGCACCGGGCCGCGGTACCAGAAGCGGACTCGGAAGTTCGTCGGCGCGATGCCGGCCCAGCCGTTCATGCGTCCGGCCTGGGAGCAGCATAAGGACCAGATCCTGCGCGACTTCGCCGCCGAGCTCTGGATCCAGATCGACAAGTCGGCGCGGCGCCTTGCCCGCCGGCAGGCCAAAGCAGCGGGGATCCGCCTATGATCGTCACCCGAGTCCGCGAGCTCCTGCTCGAGCAGGCTCCCATCGTCGCCGTCCTGGGCGATCGCGTCTATCCGATGCAGTGGCCGGATGCCCCGGAGTTCCCGCTGATCATCCTGCAGCGCATCACCGGCCGCGGCGAGACCACCATGCTGGGCGAGGCCGGAATCGAGTCGGTGCGCCTGCAGGTCGATGTCTATTCCGACAAGGGGTATTCGGACTGCGAGGCCCTAGCGCTCCTGGTCCGTCGCCTCCTGCATGGGTTCAAGGGCGGCCCCGCCAGCGCGCCTTGTGCGATAGACCGGTCGTCCTGTATCAATGACGCCGACCAGCCGGTCCCTGAGACCGAGCGGGCTGGCCCTCGGCTCCGTCGTAGGATGCTCGAGTTCTCGATCTGGAACAGGGAGGTCTAACGATGGCCGACGACGACGCCCGCACCGGCTTTGGTGCGCTGCTGCAGAAGGGGACCGGCATCGGCTCCCCGGAAGACTTCACCACCATCCTGGGGATCAAGAGCATCGACGGCCCGTCGATCTCGCGCGAGACCCATGACACCACCACCATGCTGTCGGCCGGCGGCTGGCGGGAGTTCATCGGCGGCCTGAAGGACGGGGGCGAGGTTTCGTTCTCGGCCAACTGGCTCCCGCGCGACGACACCCAGGGCCAGGGCGACGGCGGCCTGATGGCCGAGTTCGACAAGGAGTCCTGTGAAAGCCGCGGCTCCTGGCGCATCCTGGTCCCCGCCTGCCCCGGCGAGCCCGAGGTCTATCTGGACTTCCAGGGCATCCTGACCGGCCAGAACGTCTCGATCCCGATGGACGACCTGATGTCGTTCGAGGGCACCATCAAGGTGTCGGGCCGTCCGACGCTGACGATCGAGGAGGTCACCGGTTGACCGCGTCCCTGCAGGATCGCCGCATCGTCATCGGGGGCCAGACCTATACGATCCGGGTCAGCATCAAGTTCTTCCTCGCGCTTCAGGAGCGCTGGGGCCTCGCCAACGACACCGAGGTTCGCGCCGCGATCCCGGACAAGGCCAAGAACATGCGCGGCATGGTCGACGTCGTCTGGGCGGGGCTGCAGTCCAAGCACCCCGACCTGTCCTGGGAGGACGTGCTGGCGCTCCTGGACGGCGCGGACATGGGCGAAGTCGCGCAGGCCCTGACCGAGGGCATGGAGGCGGCGGCCCCGCCGGCGAAGCCCAGCCCCCCGGCGGCCGGTCAGTAGGCCCCGATCCCGACCCGCTGACCCTGGACGAGATGATGGTGGAGGCGGCGGCCGCTGGTCTGCCGCCTCACCTTTTCTGGGATTACACCTTCCGCGAGCTTCATGCCCTCCTGGGCGGGGCCGCCCTTCGCGCCCGTCGCGAGCACAAGCTGACCCTATGGGGTCACTGGCAGGGCCAGAACCTGCGCCGCTCCAAGCGTCTCCCCGATCTCAAGCAGCTGCTTAGGAAGCTGGACCCTGCGCGTGTTATGTCGGCGCAGGCCATCCGGTCGACTATCATCGGGCTCGCCCAGCAGATGGGCGCGAACGTGATCAGGAAGAAGAAGCCGAGGGAGTAAGTCATGGCTGCGGTGATCGGCGCCCTCCGGGCGGATCTGTCGGCGTCCGTCGCGCAGTTCGAGCAGGACATGGGGAAGGCCAGCAAGGCCATCCAGCGGTTCGCCCGCGACGCCCAGCGCATCTCCCAGAACCTCGAGGCCGCCGGCCAGCGGATGACCCTGGCGATCACGGCGCCGTTCGTCGCGCTGATGGCTACCTCGGCCAAGGCGGCGGCCGAGTCGCGCGATGCCATCGCCCAGGTCGAGTCGCGCCTGCAGTCGATGGGGAACGCCAGCGGCAAGACGTCCGAGCAGCTGCAGGACTCCGCGAAGCAGCTGCAGCGCCTGTCGACCTTCGACGATGACGACATCCTGCGAAACGTCACCAGCGCCATGCTGACGTTCGGCCGGGTCGCCGGCGAGCAGTTCGACCGGGCCCAGCGCGCCGCGGTCGATATGGCGACCAGCCTGCAGATGGAGCTCCAGCCCGCCACCGTGATGATCGGGAAGGCGATGAACGATCCGGTGAAGGGCATCACCGCGATGGGCCGCGCCGGGATCCAGTTCTCCAAAGCCCAGAAGGACATGATCAAGGGGTTCGTCGAGCAAGGGCGAATCATGGACGCCCAGAACGTGATTCTCGCCGAGCTCGAGCGGCAGTTCATGGGCGCTGGTCTGGCGGCCCGCGAGGCGGTCCCCGGAGCAGATGCCATAGACAGCTGGCGCGAGTTCCAGGAGACCATTGGCGCGGTCGCCCTGCGCGTTCTCGAGGCGATCGAGCCGATGGTTGTCCGGGTGCTGGACGCCTTCAACAACATGACGCCAGGGATGCAGACGTTCATCGTCGCCGTCGCCGGCGTCGCGGCCGCCATCGGCCCGCTGCTCTGGGCGCTGGGCGCCTTCGTCGGCGCGATCGGCAACCTTGCCCCGCTCTGGGCGTCGTTCGTCACCCTGTTCACCGATGCGATGGTGACTGCCGGCATCTCGAGCGTCGGCTTGGCGATCCGCGCCCTGATCGCCTACCTCGCCCCCTGGGCGGCGGCCATCGTCCTGGTCGGCGCTGCGCTCTGGGAATTCCGCGGCGTCCTGGTCGAAGCGTTCGAGGCGATCATGGCGGTGGTGCAGGGGAACCTGCTGCCCGCCTTCCAGAATCTGTTCGGCAAGATCGGCGACCTGATGGCCGAGCTCTCGGTCGGGCCCATCGCGGACTTCGTGCGGACGATCATGTGGATGGTCGCCGAGGTCGCCGGCTTCCTGCTCAAGATGGCCGGTGTCTTCGCCGGGCGGACCCTCTCGACCATCGTGGACGTCATCGCGACCCTGATCGGCGTGGTGACCGACTTCGTCCGAATCATCGAGGCGCTGCTGTCCGGCGACTTCGCCGGCGCACTGGACGCGGCCGGGGATTTGTTCGCCAACTTCGCCGAGGGCCTCCTGGGCGCGCTCGAGAACATCCTGCCCGGGATCACCGGCGTGGTGGAGGCCATCGCCGGCGCGGTTCAAGACTACATCGGCGACCGCATCGCCGCGACGCTCGGCTGGATCGAGGCGCGGTTCCCCGGCCTGGTCGACGCGGTCGCGGCTATGGCCCGGGGCGCGATCGCCTGGGCGCGGAACCTGTACGAGGGCGTGAAGGGCTGGATTGCCGACAAGCTCGGCCCGCTGATCCAATGGGCGAAGGACCGCATCCGCGAGCTCAACGGCCTGCTGAACGTCGTCCGGCGTCGTCAGGCGGCCGTCAGCGGTCAGGCGGCCCCAGCGGCGTCCGCTGCCCCTGCTGCCCCTGCTGCCCCCCCTCCTGCGGCTCCTGCGGCCGATGCGACCGGTGGCGGTGGTGGCGGCGGGTCGGCGAGGTCGCAGGCCGACCGCGCGGCCGAGCAGCTGGTCAAGGCGACCGACAAGTTCGAGGAGGCGCTCGAGGGCGTGAACGACTCGATCGACCGGGCCTTCGATCGGAACGTCCTGCCCCGCTCCATGCAGCAGGCGGCCGATCTGCGCCGGCGGATCGAGGAGCTCGCGGAGGAGGCGAAGGCCGCCGGCGTCGACATGGAGGCGTTCGCCGCGTCGATGGCGACGACCGAGGAGCGGATTCGGGATCTCGAGCTCGAGGGCCTGGCGCGCGAGGCCGAGGAGTTCCGCGTGGAGGTCCGCGATCTGGCGGACGAGGTTCAGGCGTTCGGCGGCGGCCTTGCCCCGCTCGAGCAGCGCCTGCAGTCGATCGACCGCGCCTATGCCGATCTGCGCCGGGAGATCATGGAGCAGATCGAGGCCAACCGCGCGCTCGCCGAGAACAACGCCGACGCGGCTGCAGCGATGGCCACCCTCGAGGGCCAGCTGGTCGACCTTGAGACCGCCTACGGCCGGGCCCGCGCTGGCGCTCAGGCGCTGTTCGAGGCCCAGGAGCGAATCAAGGATCTGCAGGCGGCGGCCGACGCCGGCGAGACCGAGCGCGCGATCCGCGATCTGCAGCAGTCGTCCGGCGCGTCCGGGTACATGACCCGCGAGCAGCAGGATCTGCAGAAGGCCGAGGATGACCTGCAGCGATCGCGCATCGCCGCGGCCACCGAGCTCGCCGCGCTCGAGGCCGAGTATCTCGCCGCCGAGGCCGAGGGCGACGTCGCTCAGATGGCGCGGCTGCAGACGCAAATCGATCTGCAGCGCAGGCTCTATGACCTGGTCCGCGATACGTCGGCCGAGCAGATCATGGCCCATGAGCAGATGCAGGACGCCCTGCAGCGGATGGTCGACGGCCTGGCGGAAGGCGCCGCCCAGCTGATCACGGACTTCAAGGGCGGTGTGCTGACGATCAAGAAGGCCCTCGCGCAGATGCTGATCGAGTTCCTGCAGGCCCAGGCGGCGAAGGGGATCAGCAACATCTTTTCCAACTTCGCCGGCGGGTTCGCCACCGGTGGTCGACTCCGTCCCGGCGAGTGGGGCATTGCTGGCGAGGCCGGTCCTGAGCCGATCTATGCCGGCGCGGCGGGCCTGAGCGTCACGTCGAATAAGGACGCGTTCGGCGGCGGCGATGGCGGCGCGCTCTATGTCGACGCCCGCGGCGCCGGCAAGCGGGAGATCGATGAGCTCCGCGCCATGCTGATGAGCATGGACCGGAATTTCGAGGGTAGGGTGGTCGCGGCGTCCAACGAGGGCATTATGCGCGGCAAGATCAAACCCCCGTCGTTCGGATAGCGCCATGCCCAGCCTGATCTCTGAATGGCCGTTCTCGGTCCTGACGCCGAAGCACCCCGCGTTCTGGTACCGCGGCGGCATCAAGAAGGGCCCCGACTCCGTCTCGCAGCTGCAGCTGCTGGACACCCTGGACGGCGGCCCGATCTGGGAGGCGCGCTATTCGACCATCCCGGTCTATTGCCGCAACCGGGTTCTCGCCGCCCAGGCCGTGCAGGGGCTGGCGTCGACGCTCGGCTTGTTCCGGGTGTTTCGCTATCCCTGGGTCCGGGCGCCGGTGACGATCGGAGCGGCCAACAGCGGCGGCGGCGAGTCTGGCGTCCCCTTTTCCGACCAGAGCACCTTCTCCGATGGAGCTCACTTCGCCGGCGTCTATGTGATCGCGTCGTCGACGGCCAGCGGGTCGCTCTATGATTCGGTCGTTCAGCTGACGGCCGACTCAAGCGAGGTGCAGGCCGGCATGGAGTTCTCGGTCTATGACGAGGACGCCGGCTGGCGCATGCATCGCATCATCCGGGTGCTCGAGTCCGAGACGACCGCCGAGGGCATGACCCTCAGCGCGGAAATCTCGCCGCCGCTCCGGTTCGATATCGCGTCTGGCGCCGAGCTCGATTTCGCCAATCCTTCCTGCACCATGCGGATGACGAATTGGGAGACGTTCCTGCAGATGCTCGAGTGGAACCGCTGGGCTGATCTCACGGCCGAGTTCGAGGAGGCCCGCTGGTGAGCCTCACGCCCGGCGCCGGCCGGATCAATCTGGCGGACAACGCCAACCGCGGGATTTTCTTCCGCCTCGCCTTGTCGCCCGACCCGCTGCGATGCTGGACCGGCCACGGTCCCATCCGGCTGGCGGCGAACGACCTGGACCCGTCGTCGGCGATCTATGACGGGGTCGGCGACGTGAAGGGCCTTCCCGAGCTCGATCGACTTTTCAACGGCGAGGCCCGGCGGGTTAACATCGTCCTGTCCGGCGTCGACCCCCGCGCCGTGGATATCATCGACTCGACCTTCGCCGATATGACCCACTCCGGTGTCCAGGCGCGGTTCGGCCACATGCGCTATGACCGACTCTGGTCGCCGCTGCACGAGGTCCGATGGCTATGGGATGGCCTCCTGGACGAGGTGGCGGTGGCGATGGAGCCGGACGAGGATGGCCAGACATGGGGCGTGACCCTTTCCATGAGCACGGCGCTGGTCGACGCGAACCGGCCGGGCCTGCAGTTCTGGACGCCGCAGTATGCGACCGGCGGGGATCTGGGCTTCCAGTTCGTCCCGAGCCTCAACGAGGGCAGTTCCCGGATCTGGCCACCGCGCTGATGGCGTTTCAGGCGGCGGCCGTGGAGCGGCCGTTCGTCTGGGGCTCCTGGGATTGCTGTCTCTACCCGGCCGCCTGGGTTCTCGAGCGCACCGGCGTCGATCCGGCCCGGCGCTGGCGCGGCTCCTATGCCGACGAGGATGGCGCTCTGGCCTTCGTCAGCGCCGGCAGGGGCCTTGCCCGGGTCATGGAGGTCGCGGCGGCCGAGGCGGGCCTCCTGCGCGCCCAGCGGCCCTCGCTGGGCGCTGTAGGGGTGATCCGCTCCGATGATCCCCGGATCCGGCTGATGGGCGCGGTGTGCGTCGCGGACGGGTTCTGGTCTACAGTCGCGCCAGAGGGTGGCGTGGCCGTCGCCCGGACCCGTCCAGTCGTCGCCTGGGAAGTGCCCTGATGCCTCAAGCCCTGCCCTTCATCATCGCGGCCGCAAAGCAGATCGCGCTCGCCGTCGCCAACGCCGCGATCGCCTATGGCGTCTCGGAGCTCCTGGGGCTGAACGATTCGCCCGATCCCGAGAGCCAGAAGTTCCCGGTGAAGCAGCCGATCCCGCCCGAGCAGTACGCGTTCGGCGAGGGGCGCCTGTCCGGCCCGCTGCTCTACTGGCGGACGGTCGGCAACGTCACGATCGACGTCATCGCCCTTTGCCGCGGCCCGGTGCATGCGATCGACTCGTTCTATCTCAACGATGACCCGGTGACCCTGGTCGGCGCGATCGTCCAGCAGGGCGCGGACGGCCGCTATCAGCGCAGTGGCGCCGAGAACGATACGATCCGCATCTACTCGCGCGTCGGCGCCACCCCCTCGCCGGTCTATGCCGAGGTGACGACGGCTTCCGCCGGCGAGTGGACCGCGGCGCACCGGGCGGACGGCGTGGCGACGATGGCCATCATCGCCAAGGGCGTTAAGTCCGAAATCGTGCAGATCATCTACCCCAACGGCCCGACGCAGGGGTCGGCGGTCGGCCGGTGGATGAAGTGCTATGACTGGCGCGCGGACTCGACCATGCCGGGCGGGTCCGGCGCCCAGCGCCGCGATAACCCGGCGACCTGGGCGTGGACCCGGAACCCCGTCGTCGCCCATGTCCACACCGAGTGGTTCGTCTATGGGCAGGACTTCGACTATCGCTTCCTGCCGACGCTCGCGCAGCTGACCGTCGCGGCCGACGTCTGCGAGGAGCAGGTGGCCCTAAAGGCTGGCGGGACGATCGATCGCTATCGCCTGTTCGCCGTGTTCAATAGCCGGACGCCGCCGAAGCAGGTCCGGCAGCTGTTCACCTCGACCTATGACGGGATCTGGATCGAGCGCGGCGACGGCGCCTTCGTTGTCCTGGCGGGAAAGTACGTCGCCCCGACCGTGACGCTGGACGAGGACCGGATCCGGCGCTTCCGCTGGCGCAAGGTTCGCCGGCAGGAGGACGTCTGCAACAGCCTCGTCGTCGCGTTCAATTCGCCCGATCATGACTGGACGATGGTCGAGACCCAGCCGTGGCAGGACGCGGCGTCGATCGCCGCCCTGGGCGAGCATCCCCAGCCGTTCGAGCGGAAATGGGTCGACAACAACAGCCAGGCTCGCCGGCTTGCCAAGGCCGCCTTCGCGCGGTTGAACGCCGACTATGACGGGTTCGTCGAGATCGACCTGTCCGACGACGAGGACGAGCTCGAGCAGGCGTATTTCCGGCTCCGCAACCGCGCCGCGCCGGCGTCTATGTGGGATGTCGTCGTCCAGGTCACCAGCATGACGCTCGACCTGGTCAACCGCCTGGTCCGCATCGAGTTCATCTCGGCCGACCCGACCGCCTATGATTGGAACGCGGCGACCGAGGAGGGCGATGGTCCTGGCGTCGCCCCGGCGGCCGCGGCGCAGGTGACCGGCGTTCCGGTCATCGAGTTTGTTGAGGTCTTTTTCAGCGGGACGACGCCGCGGCTCAATATCACGATCGAGGATCCCGGCCGCGACGACTATGGCGTTGTGCTGCGCTGGCGCGTCGTCGGCGTCGAGTCGTGGAACCTCGAATTCCCCGAGCCGGTGGAGGTGACTGGCCCGTCGCTGCAGCTGCAGACGTCGGTTCTCCCCAACGATGCGGAGATCGAGTTCGGCGTCGCCTTCGTTCCCGGCCAAGGGGCGCCGGGCGACTATGCCGACTATCCGACGCCGATATCGACCGTGCAGGCGGTCCCGGCGCCTACTGATCTGCTCGCCGTGGACGTCGGCTCGAGTCCATCGGCGGCCGCCATCTCCTGGCGGAACCCGGTTCAGACATTCGGCTGGGTCCAGGTCATGCGAAACACCGTCGATGACTTCGGCACGGCGGTCGCGGTAGACGGCCCGCTGGTCGGCGGCCTGGGCTCCATCATGGAGATCGAGGATCTGATCGCGCCGGATGATTACTTCTATTGGGTCCAGTCGTTCGCGGTCGACGGGACGCCCGGCGCGATCGCCGGCTCGGCTGCGGTGACGGTCACCTGATCGCCCCTCGGGTCGCGCCGATAGACGCACGGCCGCGCGAGAGGTAATCAGGGCGGTGCGCCGAGCATCGTTGCCCCGGCTGCGTCAAGTCGTCGGAGACGGTCATGTCGGACTTCCTTCTCGCCCGAATCGCTACCGTGCTGCGCGATTACGCCATCGTCGGCGTGGCGTCGTCGGGTGAGCATGAGCCCATCAAGTCGGAGCTTCGCGGCCTGCTCGCGCAGTTCGTCGCCGAGATCGCCAACGAGGAGAGCGCGCTTTCGCCCGAGTTCCAGGCCGAGGTCGCTGATCTCGTGAACCGTCTCGAGACGCTGGAGGCGATCGAGGTGGTGGTGGTGGCGAATGCGGTAGCTGCGGCCGCGTCTGAGCTCGCGGCGGCGGCCGATGCGGCTCAGGCGGCCGTGTCCCGCGCGGCGGCGGACCTTGCCGCGGAGCAGGCGATCGCGGCTGCAGAGGCGACCGGCGCGTTCGTCGCCTTCGATACCAAGGCCCTCGCCGACGCCGGCGCGGCCTTCCTGCCCGATGGGACGCGGTTCCGGGTTTGGCAGGACGAGACCCAGAGCGATCACCAGACGATCTATGTGAAGGAGTCCGGCGTCCTGGTCTTCAAGGCCGACCTGGACCTGCCCGCGGCCCGGCTGGGCGTGTTCGACACCCGGGCGCTCGCCGCCGCGCAGTTCATCCCCTCGGCCACCGACTCGGTGAAGGTGTCGGGCTATGCGGTCGTCGGGGATCTGGGCGAGGCCGTCTATAAGCGGGTCGCCGTAGAGCCGGCGCATGCAGGCAAGTTCCAGTCTGCGGACGGCTCGTGGTGGGAGCTCGATTCTCGCAAGGTCCGGCCGGAAATGTTCGGCGTCTTCACCAACCCGACGGTGACGACGGCGACCATGCTGGCGGGTAACACCTTCGCCACGATCAAGAAGCGGCCGATCATCTATTCGGCCGAGTACGTCGTGAACGGCCATGTGACTGACTATGTGAACCACCTCGGCCGCGAGCTCCATATCGAGACCGAGAACAATCCCAAGATCACCGTCGACCCGACCGCGGTGGCCTTCCCGGTGCTGTTCTTCATGGAGAGCAATGTCCGGGTAAATCACAGCATCCGGGGCGGCTCGCCGCTGGTCATCGACTGCAACAACAAATGCGGCTCTGGCATCTGGCTTCGCCACATGGAGGCGGCCAACGGCGGCAGCGTCGTGTTCGAGTCGGAGGTCCGCGTCTACAACCTGCTGATGCCGGTCGCCGGCGCGATCTCCGCCAGCGGCATCACCGCCATCGGCCGCTATGACTACATCAAAATGAACCGCCCGGTGGTCGAGGAGGTCGCGCGCAGCCAGTCGGCCGGCGAGTGCGCTGGTATCAGCCTCTCGGGCTTCGCTGGGCGCGTTGAGCTTCACTCCCCGGAGACGAGCTATATCTACTCTGGGGGCGAGACGTCGCCGGGCGTCCCCTGGACCGACGCCGATGGCATAAAATGCTTCGGTCACCAGATCGGGACGACCAACAACCGCCGGCTCGGGTCCGTTCGGATCTATGGCGCAGTGTTCCGCAACTGCCAGGGCCGCTCCTACAAGGACCAGTGCGGCGACTCGATCATCATGAACCCCGTGGTGGAGCGCCGCGCCAATGCCTCCGACTCGGCCGATACGGCGAGCCCGCAGGCGGTCGAGTTCGACTTCCAGTTCGGCGGCGGCCGCGTCGAGAACGCGCGCCTGGAGTATTACAAAGACGGCGCGACTTCGCCGATCACGGCGGCCAGCCACACCATCTTCGCCTTCCAGCAGATGTGCGACAACGCCTCGATGCACGGCGCCGCGATCAATACGACCGTGCTCACAGAGGTCGAAATCACCCGCGTCGCGCTGCATAACTGCATGGCCGGAACCCAGGATAACGTCACCCAGATTTCGGGCCTGGAGATCATCGGCATCAATGGCTTTGCTGCGTCGACGATCGACCGGGCCATCCTCGAGTGCGAGCCGCTCAAGATCGAGGCGGCCGCTGGTACGAGCCATATGATCGTGACCGACTGTCATGGCGCGATGGATGTCGGGCCGATCGGCTATACCGGCTTTACGACTGGCGACCTGACGGCGAAGTGGTCGTGGGAAATTGACCGCTGCTCGACGTCACTCCTGGTCGCCGGCAATCAGACGCGCGGAATCTTCAATCTCAGCGGCAACCAGGTCACGGCCTTCCGCAGCTTCATGCTCGGCGATAACCCCGGCTATCGGAGCCTCTATCAAAACTGGTCGGTCTGCCTGAAGCGGATGAGGGCGGGGACCAAGATCGCCCTCAACCTCGGCGGCTCTGGCGCCTTCGTTGATACCGACCTGGTCACGCCGGTGGCGGTCCCCTGGGGGGTCAGCGGTATCATCGTCCTGATGGCGCACGGCCTGAGCAACTTCGGCAACAGCCAGAACGACTCGATCCTGACTGCCTATCTGGACAGTTCGACCGTCTCGCCTTCGGCCTGGTTCACGCAGTATGGTGGCGTGACCTGGATGGCGCTCAATTGATGGAGGTCCGCGTGTTCGCTGAGGTGGTAATGGACGACGCGGCTCTCGAGCCCGCGGGGACGCAGATCGTCGTCGGGAAAATCGGGCGCCAGCTGCGCCTGAATATCATCAATCCCGAGCTCGACTTCGCGGTCCTGCTCGATAACGCCGAGGTCGAGGATCTGGCGGCGGCGCTGCGCTCGCGGCCGGCCAGTCGCCTGCTGCTCGATTTCATCACCGCGCCGGGTAACACCATCATCGAGCTCACCCGGCAGGCGGAAGATGGCCTGCTGGTCGAGTTCATCTACCGGGATCTGGACTTCTCCCTGCTGCTCTCGGCCGCGCAGGCGGATGCGTTCTCCGATGCCCTGACCAGCCAGGCGGCGGCCCTGTCCGAGCTCTAGCGAACGCGCCCGGCCGGAATTCTCGCGCGGCGCGCATCGCCGAATCCGACCGAGCGTTGTAAGCAGGCCCATCGCCCTGGTCGGAGACATCACCGTGCATCCGTGGACTCCCGTCATCGTCACCCTGGTCCTGGGGCTTGTCGGCCTCGGCATTCAGGGCCTCCTGCTCGCCTACTTCGTCGGGCGGATGAAGGAGAACCAGCTGGGGCAGGCGCAGCTGGTCGAGACCTTCCAGGCGTTCACCACCAAGACGATCGACGCCCTTCTGACCCGGATGGCGGCCGTCGACGGGATGCTCTCGGCCGCTGGCGCTGACCGCGCCGGCATCCATCAGCGCCTGCAGGGGATCGAGCGCGATACGAACGGGCTGCAGGACGATCGCCAAGCCTTCGCCGCCTTCCGCGCGACGACCGAGGCGCATCAGGAACGCACCGAGGCCGAGCTTTCCCGGATCCTGATGGCGCTCGAGGGCCAGCAGCGGCAGCTCGCGAACCTTGCCCTGCGCGCCCCGGGCGAAGTCGTCAGCCTGCCCGCGACGAAGGGCTCGGCTCTCTGATGCGCCCGACCCTCGAACAACTGACCCATGCGCTCGGCCAGCTGGCGCGGCCCTACGTCCTGTTCGCCGCCGCGACGTCGTCGGCGATCGCGACCGTCAGCATCGTGTGGATGCGGCTCGACCTGATCGCCGGCGCGGCGTTCATCACGGCCGCCTGGGCGGGGGTCGGCGTCGTCTATGGCGCGAAGGCCCTCGAGGAGCGCGGCAAGGCCAAGTCCGCGGCCGAGGTCGCCGTTGCCCGGTCGGCCGCGGGAGAGGCGCCGGCGGCCCCGGTGGACGAAACCGCGCCGGGGGGATAGCTTCGCCTCCCTTGCAGGAGGTTTCCCCATGTCCCAGATCCTGACTGACGACGCCGCTGTTCGTCGCGTCCAGACCGTGCTCGCCGAGTCGGGCTTCTATACCGGCCAGGTCGATGGCGTCTGGGGCGGCCTCGCCGAGGGCGCGCTCACCCAGGCTCTGCTCGCCGCGGCCGCCGGCGCCGTAGACGCCGCGATCCCTCCCCTCCCCGGCGCGTCATCGGCCGTCGCCGCGGATCTGCGCCTTTGCTGGGGCGCTCGGGTCAGCCCGACGTTCCGCGCCCGGGTCCACTGGATCGCCCATGATCTGGGGCTGAAGGCCGACGACCTGATGGCCTGCATGGCATGGGAGTCGGGCGAGACGTTCTCGGCCGGGATCAGGAACGGCGCCGGGTCCGGGGCCACCGGCCTGATCCAGTTCATGCCGAAGACGGCGATCTCTCTCGGTACGACGGTGGAGCGGCTGGCGGTGATGACCGCCGAGGACCAGCTGAATTTCGTCTACAAGTATTTCCGGCCGTGGAAGGGCCGCCTGCAGAACCTGGGCGATATCTACATGGCGATCCTTTGGCCGGCCGGCGTCGGCAAGCCGGACAGCTATGTGCTCTGGGAGAAGGGCGCGCGGCCGACGACCTATCGCCAGAACGCCGGCCTCGACTCCGACAAGGATGGGCAGATCACCCGGGCCGAGTGCCTCGGCAAGATCCGCGAGAAGCAGGCCCGCGGCTTCCAGCCGGGGAACGTGTGGCCGGGAGCCGCGTCATGATCGCGATCGCGGTGAAGATCGGCCTGGCGCTCATGGGCGGCCTCGGCCGGGTGCTGCAGTTCCTGCGCCCCGCTGCCCCCTGGATAGCCGTCGCAGTGGCCGGGGCCCTGATCTGGCAGTTCCTGCCCGGCTGGGGCGCTGGCGCCCGTCTGGCGGCCGTCCGGGGCGATCTGGCGGCCATGACGACCAGCCGCGACGACTGGCGGACGTCGGCCGGGGCATGGGAGGCGTCGTTCCGCTCGGCCGAGGCTGTCCGAGTCCGCGAGCGTGGCGTCGCCCAGGCCGCGGCGAACAGCCTGATTCAGCAATGCGCGACGCGCGTGGAGGAGGCCCGGCGATCGGCCCGGGTCATCGAGCGCATCGTGACGAAGGAGCCCACCTATGATGCGGATCGTTGCCCTGTTCGCGAGCTCGTTGATCCTGGCCAGCTGCGCGACGCACTCGGACCCACCCCGCCCGGCCGCGGAGCCGTTGCCCCAGGCGGTTGATCCCCGGCTCTGCGCGCCCCTCGAGGCCGAGCCGCTTGTCGTCGGGACGATCGTCGCGCCGGCGACCCCGGCCGAGGTGGACGCGACGCGGGCCCATCTGACCAGCGACGCCGAGGCCCGGTCCTGGGGTCGCCGGGGCTGGGAAAGAGCGGCCGTTGCGCAGGGGCCCTGTCCCCGCTAACTACAGGGGGCCGAGTAGACCCCCGTCGATGCGGCATCCTGCGGGGCGGCCCCGTCTGGCGAAAGCTGGGCGGGGTCGTTTCGCGTCTGGACCCCGGCCGACGTCGGAGTCATCCTGCCCTGGCGGACAGCCCCCCATCGCGCGGCGACGTGCGGTCTGCAAAGGAAAGGCCCCCGGCGCATAATGACGCGGGGGCCTTTCTGATTCCGGTGGTCGGCCGATCAGGTATCGAGCGCGACGCCGGCGTGGACTCGGGCGAGCGACTCGAGGGCGTCTGCGATGCGGCTGATGTCGCCGAGCGTCTCGCCGATCAGTTCGATGACGACGGCCTTCCCATGCTCATCGGTGAGGTCGGGGTTGACGAGGTGGCCGATCAGTTCGGCGCGGCGTTCCGGGGTCATGGGCGTTCTCCTGGGCGCGTCATTGCGCCTTGTTCGACTAGGGCAGCAGGGCGTCCGGGCGTCAATCCGGGAGCCGGTGGATCCACTCGGGCTCGCAGGTCTGGTCCCACCATATCGCCTCGACCCGGAGGAACGTCTCGGCCTCGAGCACTTCGATCAGGCAGTCCCGATACCGGGCGCCGTGCAGGCGCTGCGCCGGCGTCATGTTGAGATGCTCGGCCGCGGGCGATGCGCCGAGGGTTTCGTCCAGCCAATCGACCAGCGCGCCGGCCTCGCGGGCGCCCATCGTGATCCGCTGGGGCAGGAATGACCGGCTCCTGCAGCTTTCCAGCATGCGGTCGATGCGATCGGTGATCTCGGTGCTCATATCTGCGTCCCTCTCTCGGCCGGGAACAGGTCAGCCTGGACGGCCACCTGCCCCTGCGCGGCCGCCCATGCGCGGATGGCCGGGATCGACTTATCGTCCGGCCGCCTCGCCTGGTCGACCTTGCGCAGCAGATGCGCGAAGGCTTCGGCGATCGCGGCGTCTTCGGTCGGGGACTCATGATGGCGAGGGCTGTCGTTCCACCGGCCGAGGGGCATGGTCGAACCCTCGCCGCAGGTCAGCGAGAACGATGCCGCCCATATCCAGCGGCCCGGCCGGTACTCCCCAACCTGGACCGCGGCGAGGGGCAGGCCGCGCCATCCCTTGCGGGGGTTCGGGAGCTCGAGCGACCTGGTCGGCGTCGTCGCCTCGTACCGCAGAGGCGGCGGGGTCCGGCCCGCCCCGCCCTGAGTCGCGCGCTGGGCGGCGGTCACTGCCCCGGCCCCTTGCGCATGCGCCCCAGCTGCTCGGCCCGCATCTCCATGCCATTGCTGATCCCCCGCGTGACGCCATCGATCGCGATGGCCTGGACGGAGAGCGTCGTGCAGGCGGCGATGCAGTGGCCGACCCCGACGCCGAGGCCGAAGAACCGCGCTTTCATCTCAGTCTCGGCCATCGCCGACCCCTTCATCCGCTCTGCGAGCTCCTCCCCGACCTTCAGGTGGTCGGCCATGAAGACCGCTTGGACCGCCATGCTCAGGGCCTGCGCGAGGCCGAATTCCGCCGGGAACGCCGAGTCGCCCGGACTGCTGTTCTGGGCGACGCAGAGGTCGAGGAGGATGTGCGCCGCGTCCTGGATCTGACGCTCGACCTTGTCGTCCGTGATGGGTCCGCCGGAGACGCTCATTGGCCTGCCTTCCGCATCAGGTGCTGGGTCAGCGCGGTGGCGACCCAGGCGGTGGTGATCGGGAAAATGTAGCCGATGCCCCGGGCGAGCGTCTCCTGCCCGGCGGCCTCGGCCAGCATGTAGGCGGCGAGGGTTCCGGCGAAGGCGATCACGCAGGCGAGGGCGGTGACGACTATGCGGGCGAGGCCCGGTCGCTTCTGGGCGACGATCATGGTGCTTTCCTTATGTGGCCGCAGCGCTCGCAGACCTGGCGCTGGACGGGCGGGTGGAACATGGCGGTGATCCGGCGGCTGTGACGCCAGCGGTGGCCTTTAATCAGGCAGCGGGCCCAGAGGAGGGCGCGGCGCATCACTCGGCGCCGTCGCCGGTCGGCAGGGCCTCGGCCCGGTAGACCTTCACGCCGTCCTGGACGCTGGCGACCGCGCGGAAGCCCATGCCCTTCAGCTGCTTTCCGGCCAGGAAGCCCCGCACCGAGTGCGTCTGCCAGCCGGTCGCCTCCATCATCTGGGCGTTCGTTGCCCCTTCCGGCCGCTGCAGGAGGGCGAGGACGGTCGCGCCCTTCGTCTGGCGCTTCGGTGTCGCCGCGACGTTGATGGGCTCCTGGGCGGCCTCCTGGGGCTCCTGGCGGCCCGTCTCGAGGGGCGCGCAGTGCAGGGCCCCGCCCGGCAGCGTCGTCCAGCGGACCCGCGTCACCGCGTCGGCCACGTCGCCGGCGTTGACGTGCTCGAGGACGGTGCGGACTTCGGCTCCCACGGCGAGGATGATCGAGTCGCCCTCGCCGGGGCTGCAGGCGGCGGCCAGGCGCTTCGCTGCGCCAGCGGTCGCGTTCAGCGCGGAATACTGCGCCGGGGTCAGGGTGATGTTAATGGTCGTTCTCCTGCTCGAGGTCTGTCCCTCTACGACCCCAAGCCCCTCGCGGGGCCAGAGGCGGTGAATTGTCGGCCGTTCAGGGCAGTTCGGTCGAAAGCCAGAGGACCGTCAGCATCCGGTCGGCGGCGGGGTCTGTCCGCGCCAAGCCCCGGCGCTCGAGGGCGCAGAGGGTCCGGTCTGTCGGCGAGTCTCGGAGGCCCCCGGCCCTGGCGGTGATGAGGGCGGCCCGGACCTGGCGCATCCGGTAGGAAAGGCGGCCGGTCACGCCGCGTCCCCGAAGAGGCCGGCCAGCGCCGTGCGCACCGCGTGGTACCCGCCGAGGGTCACCTCGGCCTGGCGGCCCGTCTCCATGTCCGTGATGATCATCCGGGGGAGGTCCGGGTGCGGGTGGAAATCGAACCGGGCGGGGACATCGATGCGCTCGGCCGCCGCCGCCATCCCGCCGCGCAGGCCCGCGACTTCGCTGGCGAGCGCGGGGTTGAGCCGAGCGTCTGTGCTGATATGGAGGGGGCTAGTCATGGTCCGGTTCCCGTCGTTCGTTGCGCCCTGCGAGGCGATGACGACCATAAGCAACGGGTCCGCTCGATAGTAAAGCGGACCCGCGCCGAAGTAATCTTCGTGAACAGCGCCCTACCAGGTGCCCCAGACCGACCGCCTCGCCAACATCGGCCGAAGGGTCGCCTCCTGCTCGAGCATCCAGTCGCGGTGCGATCGGATTCGCAGGAGGTGCCTGGTCGCCTTGGCGATCATCCGGCGGCCCTTCCATCGCAGGAAGACCCGGGGCCACCAAGGCAGCGCAGCGGCCCTCTCGATGGCCCGGCTGGCGACTCCGACCCCGCGGGCGATAGTCGCCTCCTGCGCATCGAGCGACGCCAGCGCCTGGTCGAAATCGAGCGGCTTCATGCCCCCGGCTCCTGGACCCAATCGGCGCGGATGCCCGACCCCGTCTTTTGTTTGTTCTCGACCATCTGCTCGAGGCCCAGCTGCATCGCCTCGATCATGAGGGCCTGATGCCAGGGCGGCCCGGCCGTGACGCAATAGGCCGCCAGCCGCGTCCCGAGCTCGGTCAGAAACAGCGGGTCATATGGGAGCATCTCGCGCAGGACCGTCTCGAGGCAGATGCGCATGACGTTCTGGGCGATGAGCGCCTGCTTGACGTGCTCTGGCGTCTCGGCCGGCAGCTTGGCCAGTTCGGGCTCGAGCTCCCGCTTCGCGCGCCGGGTCAGTGCGGTGACCGCCTGGCGCTCCTTCCGGTGTCTGTCGGTCATATCAGCCTCTCTGCTGTTGCGGCTTTCTCGACCGTCTCGAGGACGGCCTCCATGTGGCGGATCTCGAGGTCGGCCTTCGCCTGGGTCATCGAGCCGTTCGTGACCCGTCTGGCATAGACCCGCCGGCGGTACCCGAGCTCGCGGGTGACGCAGGCGATCTGGTCCCTGAATGGCACCGGGGGCAGGACGCTCATGTCCGGGCCTCGAGCGCCCATTGCATCACGTCGGCCAGCGCCGTCTCCTGGGGATCCGGCTGGCCATCGGGGAGCGGTGGGAATTGTGCGAGCTCGAGCACGGCCCGCGCGTGGGCCTGCAGCTTCTCCCCCGCCGCCACGATGTCGGCCAGTTCGCCCTCGCCGAGGTCGACCGTCATTGCGCGCAGGGCTAGCAGGGCGGCCCGTCCGATCTCTGGACTGATGGGCGGGTGACCGTAGGCCGCCGCGTAGAGCTCGGCCTTGTCCTGGTAGTTTGCGAAGACGGCGCCGGTGGACATGCCGGCGGCCTGCGCGATGCGCCGGATAGTCGCCTCCTGGTAGCCGCGGGTTTCAAAGAAGGCCCTGGCGGCGGCCAGCACCTTGTCGGCGGTGCGGGCCTTGGCGATCTGGCGTCGGTTGAGGGTCGGCGATTCGGCCGATGGCGTGGTGGAATCGGTCAAGGTCAGTCTCCTGCAGGAGGGTGGCCGGGGACGAACGACTCGCCCCAGGTGATGAGCAGGCCGGTCCACTCGGCAACGTCGCCGTGCGTCTCGGCCCAGAAGTCGGCGAGGCCCTGCCAGTCCCCGAAGCCGTCGCGCCTGGCGAAAGCATCGAGGGCGGCCGGTTCGATGAGCAGGCTGGCGTTCGGACCCTGCTCGCCGATCTGGACGAAGGGCCGCAGGTCGGCGTTGCCGAAGGCGAGGAGCACCGGAACGGCCGACTCGCACTTGGCGCGGCCGACCAGGCGAGGGTGGAACCGATCGCCTGTGTAAAGCTGCAAGTAATCCCCGCGGCGAGCGTGGCGCTTTTTCCCGATCGCGCGGATGGTCTGGCGCTTCGTCCGCGCCTCGATCGCCTCAACGAAACGGCCTTTAAAGCTGTAGGCGACCATCTAGCGGCCCTCCTGTCTGAAGGTCGCGCGGCGCCCGCGACGGTGGAGTCCGACGTCGTCGCCGGACCTGATGGCTTTGCGGATCCTGACGACTTCGCCGAGGGCCTCGGCGCCCCGCTTGTCATGGCCGGCCGCGAGCAGCAGCCACCACCAACGCTGCAGGTGGCGGTGCTTTCCGGCCTTGCGGCGCATGTCGTTCGCCTTGTCCAGTTCGATGGTGGCGTAAGCCATGAGCCGGTTCATCCGGTCCTGCTCGTTTCGCCGGGCGACGTCGATCTCGCTCAGGGTCATCGGCGCGGTGGTCATCTGGGGACGTTTCTTAAGCATCGGCCTTCCCCTTCCCGCGTCCGCGCTTGGCCTTCGCCGGCGGCGTCTCGACCGGCTGGGCGTCGGCGGCCTGATCCTCGCTCATGGCGTCCAGGTACCCGTCGACGAAGGTCTGCCAGCCGACGCGCATGCGGTCGGGGTCGCCGTGCGAGATCGCCCAGAGGCGGTCCAGCAGGCCGCCGGCGATGCCGCCGATGACCGCCGCCTCCTGCGCGGCCGATGTCGGGTTCCCCCGCATCACCTTGCCGATCCAGCCGACCGTCTGTCGGCGCATGGAGTCGGTGATCGCGTCGAGTTCATCCTCGATTCGCTGCCCGGCCGAGGCCCGGCTGTCGGGTGGTCTGCTCATGGTCGTTCTCCCGTCGATGTTCGCCGCAGCACTGTCCGGCCCAGGGCCATGTCCAGATGCAGAGGCGGTTGCAGTAGCGGAGCCCGGAGTCGATCGCCTTGTCCGGGGGGTCGATGTGGCGGCAGGAGGAGCAGCGGCGCTCCCCCTGCCCGCCGGCGGTCAGGACTTTCCCGAGCGCAGGGCCTCCTGGATCTGCTCGACCCGCTTGAGCACGGCCGCCTGCATCGAGGCCGCCTGCTCAGGCTTCAGGCTCGTGTAGATCGGCTGGCGGACCAGCGTCTGCCAGTTCCCGTTGATCGCATCGAGGTCGGACGTCGTCTCGATCCAGCAGCGGAACGCCGTCAGGTCAGTGATGAAGTCCATCCGGTCATGGCCGCCCTCGATCAGGACCGCCTCGCGGACCCATGCGGCGCGGCGGACGTCGGACTGGCGCTCTCCCGATGCCTGCGCCCAGGCCGGCGTCTTGATGACGGCGGTGAGGGCGGCCTTGATCGATATCCAGTCCTGCAGGGCCTCGAGGCTGGCGATCCATTCATCGAGCGGGTCGGCCTGGGCGACGTCGTCAAAGGCGGCATCGTCAGCGTCGTCGGCCTGGTCCTGCAGAGTCGTCTCGACCAGGTCCGGCTCGGCCTGCGCGATCGCGTCCAGGGCATCGTCGCCGGTTCCGGTGTCCTGCTCGACCGCGTCGTCGCCTTGCGCCTGGTCCTGGGCGCGCTCGGCCTCTCGCTCGGCCAGCCCCCGCTTGTGTTCGTCCGTGATCAGCGACCAGCGCCGCTGGGCGGACTTGTCGCCGTCCGTCAGCCAGTCCGGGGTCGGCAGCTGGGCGACTCCCATCTGCCCGGCGTTGAAGGCCGACTCGAGCTCATCCTCGAGGGCGCCTCGGCCCTCGGCCCAGCCGTTCGACGCATAGCCTTGTTCCTCGGCCGTCAGCTTGTCCCACTTCTCCTGCCCGCCCATCAGATCGAGGAGCTCGCCGTCGTAACCCCAGGCCGCGGCGTCTCGAGCGCCCTGCCCGATGGCCTGCGCCTTCTCGAGCGCCTTCGCCCGATCGTCGACGACCTTCTGCTGTTTGGCCGTGCGCTTCGCTGGGGCGGGTGTCGCCGCTTCGGCCTCGGCAGTCGCCGTGTCGTCGACTTGCGCCTGCAGACCCCCTTCCAGCGACCCCTTGGCGGCTTCGGCGGCCTGTTCGGCGGTCGCGGTCACCTCCCCGGTCACCTGATCCACCTGCTCGAGGTCGGCCATCGAGCGGAGGTCCGGCTGGGCGCGGGCGAACCCGGCGCTCAGGCCCGGCGCCACCGGCGTGATGTCGCGCGCCTCCATGCGGATGGTCATGGCGTCGATTTCGTCGTCGCCGTAGACGCCGAGCATCTGGGCGGGTTCGAACCGGCGGGCCCACTCTCGCGCGCCGCGGTAGGAAAGCTGATTCTGGGTCGCGGCTCCGGTCCATGCCGGGTTCGGCGTCCGGCCGTCTTTCTGGAAGGTGCGCCACTCGGCCACCGAGCCGTCGACCAACCGGCGGCCGCGGATCTGGGCGCCCGGCTTCAGGTCGGCCAGCTGTTCGTCCGTCAGGTCATCCCAGGGCGAGTCCGAGACGTAGATGCGGTAGTCATCCTTCCCGCGCTGCCCCTGGTACCAGTAGTGCAGGCGGACCCCCATGCTGGCGTCCAGCATTGCGGTGATCAGCTTGCCCTCATAGACGACCTTGTCGTGAACGATGGCGATGCCCTGGGCGATCGACATGGCCGGCAGCTTCCAGCGGTCGCTGAGGTCAAAGACCAGCATGAGGTTCGAGAAGCACTGTTGAGGGCTCGAGCCCCGGATGGATGGGTTGAGGATGCTCGAGTGCATCAGGGCCTGGGCGGCGCGCTGGAAATGTTCGAATCGCGAGGTGTCGAGCATCGGCTGGACGTTCTGGACCTGCTGATACTGGCGCTCTGGGCGGTTGGCGACGGCGCGGCTTTCGCCGCCGGTTTGATCGGTCATGTGCTCAGATCTCCATGATGAGCGTGAAGAGGGCCACGGCGCACCGCTCCCCAAATTCGTTGTCGCGTTCGGCTTCCAGCCGGAACGGCGGCCCCAATCCGTCCAGCGACGCAGCGGCCCATTCCGACCAGGGCGAGTCGTGAGTCCACTCTGGCGCCCGCTGATTCCAGCGCTCTGACCAGAGCTTGAACGCCTCGGCCGCCTCGAACGGCGCGATGGCCTTTGGGGCGACCATCTGGTCTGCGGTCAGCTTGCGCGCCATGAGAGCTCCTGTTCTTCGTCGGCGACGGCCATCGGCCGCTTCGTCCAGTGAGGGATGCGGATGGCGAGGTCGGCCAGGGCCTGGGCACCGTCCATGTGGTGAGGCTTCAGCACGGCCGTCCAGGGCCGCTCGAGGCCCTTCTCGGCCTTGCGGCGCTCATAGTTCCAGATGCCGAGGGCGGCCTTCCTGTAGCCGTCGCGGTGGTCGATCGAGCCGAATTCCATCCAGACCGGCAGGATGGTCGGCGCCCGGCCGGCGTTGTCGGGTTTCTGAAAGAACATCCAGAGCCAGCGCCAGCCCGGCTTGCCCTCGAGATCGAGCGGGGCCTCGGCCGGGAACCTGCCCAGCCAGGCCGCCTGCTCGAGCGGATCCCCGGAGCCTTCCGGCGGATTCGGATTGATGAAGACCTGCCCGGCCTCGATGTAGCGGTAAGCGTGGCGCCGGGCGGTGAAGGACAGGGCCGCCTGCAGATCGAGCGACCTGGACCCGATGCTCTTGCCGATCGCGTCGCCGAGGCTGTCGCCGCCCCGGTAGTTATCGATCGACTTCAGGTCGCCGTTGGCCACCGGCAGGAGCGAGTCGAACCGGAACCGCAGCCTGGTCCCTGTCGGCAGGGTCCAGAAGACGCTGACTTCCGTCAGGCGCACCCCGCCCTCGGCCGTGGCGAAGGCCCGCATGTCCGGGTCGCCCATCGCCGTCTCGAGCATCACGCCCAGCTGCCATGCCTGCTCGGCCGAGAGCACCACCCGGCCTTTCGCCTTCCGCTCGGCCCGCTGCAGGATGTCGTCCCAGACGTGGCGGCCGGGGAGGTAGACCTTGGCGAGCTCGACCAGGTCGCTCTTGCGGGTTTTCGCCGCAACGCCGGGGGCGTCGACCGCGCGCAGGGCGCTGTAAAGGTCCGGCTGGGTCACCAGGAGCTCTGGGAAATCGCGCGGGTCCGGGGCGATGTGGTAGCGCGCCTCGAATGCCTCGCGCCCCTCGAGGAGCATGGCGTGGAGCGCGGAGCCGAAGTCCAGCGGGTCGCTCGGCTTCCTGAAGTAGTAGGGGTTGTGCGGCGATCGCCACCACCATCCGTCCGCCTGGTCATCGTCCCAGAGGTAGGCGAGGTCGCTCGAGCCGATGGCGTCCTGGGCGAAGTAGCGGGCCTCGCTCAGGCCGATGTAGACGCCGTCCGGCAGCTGCAGGTCGTCGGGAAAGGGGGCGGCCTTCAGCATTCGCCATCGGTCCCCGGCCGAGCCATCGCACCGTCCTGCTCGAGCAGCAGTCGGGTGGAGCGGTTGAGGGCGGCCCAGACCAGCGACTCGATCGCGCCCCAGGCAAGCGTCGGATGCGCGGCGGTGTAGTGCTCGCGTACCGCGTCGATGGCGACCTGTGCGGCTGCGTCCTGCCCCTCCCAGGCTTTCCCGTATTCGGCCTCGACCGATGGCGGGGCGGGTTCTGCTCTGCTCATTCCCATGTCTCTCCCGTTCCCCCGCAGGTCGGACAGGCGACGAGGCGTTCGTCGTCGTCGGCGGGGAATTCGTTGATCTCGCCGGTGCCCCGGCAGGTGCGGCAATTGTCCAGCGTCGGCTCGCCGATCGACTTGCTGCTGAAAGAGTAGCCGTCGTCCGTCTGGGGCGGCGCGTCAGCGTCCAGGGCCCCTGGGCATAGATCGTCGACAGCCATCGTTCTCTCCCGTCTGCGCATGGCCCTGCGGAGGCCGCCGCCCACATGCGGCGGTGAGTGACCCGGAGTCAACGGGGCGCTTGCAATCGGATTCGTGACCCGCCACGGTGATCCTGCAGGGTGCCTGGTCGACCGTTTCGGACGGCCGTGCTCCATGCCGGCCAAGGGCGCCGGCCGATCTCGGCGCCCGATCTGCAGGAGCCCATCATGGCTAAAAAGCTAGGATCGGACAGCGGCGAGAACGTCGTCCCGATCAATCCCAACGCCGAGGTTCGCCGAGAGCAAGCCTCGAACGTCACCAGCGGCATCTTCCTCGAGGCGGTGCGCGATATCGCCAAGATCAACGGCGAGATGCGCGCCCTCAACGAGCGGCGAAAGAGCGTCCGCAAAAAGTGGAAATCCGAGGGCATCGAGCTCGGCATCCTGGATGCGACGATCAAGATGGCCGAATGGGACCGCGCCGAGGTCCGGGCCCACTTCGACAACGCCCGCCGCTATGCCGAATGGCTGGGGCTCCCGATCGGGGTGCAGGCGGACCTTTTCGCCAAGCTGGGCGAGGACCAGGTCCAGAAGAAGGAATGGTTCGCCCTCGGCGCCGTCGCGTCGCGCCTCGGCCGGTCGCCGCGGGATATCCCCGAGGAGTGCCCGCCCGAATACAAGCAGCACTGGCTGGCCGGCTTCAATGGCGAGGACGAGAAGGCGTGGACCGAGGCCGAGGTGAACGAGGCCCAGATGCAGGCCGCCGCCGCCATCGATCCCGAGAAGCCCGGCAACCTCGCCGACGTCGCGGCCGCTCTGGATGCGAAGCCTTCCCGCAAGGGCCGAGGCGTCCAGAACCTCAAGGATGCATCGTTCGACGACAACGGCCCCGGTGGGGCAACGGTCGGCGATGTCCTGAAGCCGGCCGAGGAGTCGGCTGCAGGCGACGACGACGCCGCGTTCGATGCCCCCGCAGGGCCGGTGGTGCACTGATGCTGCTCACGCTGGATCTCGCAACGACGACGGGGTGGTGCGCTGGGGCGGGGGATATCTCCCCCGCCCTGGGGCATGTGCGAATGCCCGACACCAAGGAGGACGTCGGCGCGTTCCTCTACTTCTATCGGAAATGGCTGCATCGCCGCCTGGACGACCTGATGGAGGACGGGAACATGGACGTCGACCCGTCGCCCGAAGGCATGAAGCTCAAGAGCCGACGCGACCTGATCATCGTGTTCGAGGCGCCGCTCCTGCCCCGGGCCCAGATGGTCCTGGACCCGATCAAGGGCCGCCAGCTGAAGCAGGCCCCGGTGACGGCCGCGACCGCCAGAAAGCTGATGGGGCTCGCCGGCATCACCGAAATGGTCGGCATCGAGCGAAACTGTCTCTGCGAGGAGGTCAACCTGCAGAGCGTCAAGAAGGCCCTGGGCGGCGCCGGCGGCAAGGAGGACATGATGGCGGCGGCCAAGCGGTGCGGGCTGGCGCCGAAGGTCCACGACGAGGCCGATGCGTTCGGCATCTGGATCCTCGCCGTGCGCGCCTACGCCAAGCAGTTCCAGCGCGTCTGGGATCAGCGCCTCTATGGCCCGGCGAGTCTGGTCTGATGGGGCGCCCCGAGAACGCCGGCTGGAACGAGACCAAGGTGGACCGGCTGAAGCAGCTATGGGGAGAGGGCCAGTCGGCCGCCCAGATCGCTGATGACCTGGGCGGCGGGATCACCCGAAACGCTGTGATCGGCAAGGTGTCCCGCCTCGGCCTGCAGCGCACCGGCATCGGCGGCGGTCGCCAGAGCAAGGACGCCATCAGCCAGACGGCCAAGATCAACCGCCGGAACCACGCGCCGCCCAACAAGCCGCTCGAGGGCAAGCCGTTCCGCGTGTCGGAGCAGGCCCGCGTCTATGCCCAGCCGGAGCAGGTGCCCCTGCCCCCTGAGCCAGTCGTCCGCGGCGAGCCGCTGATGATCACCCTGCTCGAGCTCTCGCCGAGCGGGTGCAAATGGCCGATCGGCGGCCCGACCCCTGTCCAGCGGTTCTGTGGCCTGCAGCAGGACGGCGAGCACCCGTACTGCGCCGAGCATGCGAAGGTCGGCTATTCGTCGGCCTCGAGCCTGGCGAAGCACTCGGCCAGCGAGCTCGTCCGGTCGGTTCGGAGGTACCTGTGATGGGTAAGCGATCCGATTTCGCCCGCGTCCCGCGCGACAAATACCGGACGCAGCCCAGCTGCATTCCGCCGCTCCTGCCCTTCCTGGCGCCGTCGACCCTGTTCATCGAGCCGTGCGCTGGGGATGGCTCCCTGGTCGCCCTGCTCGAGGACCAGGACCATATCTGCGTCGCTGCGTTCGATATCGAGCCCGAGCCCCCTGTCGTCCCGATCGGCGTCCCGATCGAGCGGCGAGACGCCCTCGAGCCTCTCGACTTCCTCGAGGTGGCGGATTGCTTCATCACGAACCCGCCTTGGGATCGCAAGGTGCTGCATCCCATGATCGTCAACCTGTCGGATCTGATGCCGACGTGGCTGCTGTTCGACGCCGACTGGATCCACACCGTGCAGGCGTCGGAGCTCGCGCTCCGCTGCCGGCGCGTTGTATCGGTCGGCCGGGTTAAGTGGATGCCGGGGACGAAGCACACCGGGATGGACAACTGCGCCTGGTATGAGTTCGGCCAGCCGTCGCGCGCAGGGACTCGATTCCACTTCCGTCAGGGGCGATCGCGCTCATGAGCGTCGTGGCCCTCGCCATCGCGGTGAGGGCCAGGGCGTCCCGCCGGCGCAGCCGGGCCAGCCCGGGGTTCGTCGACTCCCAGAGCTCGGCCTCGTATGCCGCTCTGCAGGCGTGGTGGAGGAGGGTCAGGCGGTCCATGCCCGCGACCTGCTCTCCCTCGCCTTTCCAAATCGTTACCGCCCGTTGCCCATCCGTTCGACTTGCGAGGCGCCCGGATGATGGAGCAGGGTGGCGCCGACCGGCGGTCCCGCAGGACGTCCGGTCGCTTCTCTAGCCCCAGGGGGTCTGCCGACTTGTCCGACTATCATCCGTTCGCGCCAGACGCGCCCGACCACGGGCCGCCGCCGCCGCCGCATAACCTCGAGGCCGAGCAGGCGCTCCTGGGCGCGCTGATGTTCGAGAACGACGTCTTTGTCGCGGTCGACGGCCTGGTCGCCGCGCGCGACTTCTACGAGCCGTTTCATGGGCGGCTGTTCAAGGCGATCGCCGAGGACGTGCGCAACGGCCGCCTCGCCGAGCCGACGCTGCTGATGTCGTATTTCTCGATCGACCCGGCGTTCCATGCGTTCGGCGGCCTGCGCTATCTCGCCGACCTGGTCGACCGGGCGCCGCCCAGCGCCAACGCGCCGGACTATGCGAAGGAGGTCCGATCGGTCGCCCTGCGCCGCGACGTGATCAAGATCGCGGCCGAGATACAGATTCGGGCCCAGGAGGAGGCGGGGACGTCCGGCGCCGACCTGATGGCCGATCTCGAGCGCGAAATGCTCAAGATTCGCACCGGCAAGGATGACCTTGGATTCCAGTCATGGGCCGAGGTGTCGCGCAGCGTGATCTACGGCATGGACCGCCCCGAGGACCGGCCGCTGATCAAGCTGGACATGCCGAAGCTGGATGACATCCTGGGCGGCGCCGAGCGCGGCGATCTGATCGTCCTGGGCGGTCGCCCCGGCATGGGTAAGTCGGCCCTCGCCGGGTGCCTGGCGCTCAACGTCGCTCTGCAGGGCATCGGCGTCTGCGAGGTCAACGCCGAGATGACGACCGCCCAGATGGCGCGTCGCCACCTGACCGATCTCGCCTTCACCCGCTACGGGCCCGACGCTCCGCAGTACCGCGATATCCGCCGCGGGATCCTGACCGACCAACAGAAGCGCATCCTGATGGAGCTCCAGGAGGAGACCCAGGCCCTGCCCCTGCGCATGGTGAAGCGGACGGGCCTCACCCTCGGCCGGATCCGGGCGATGTTGAACCGCCAGCGCATGCTCTGGGAATCGTCGGGCCTCAAGATGGGCCTGGTCGTCATCGATCACGTCGGCCTGGTCGCCCCGGATATCGGCGGCCGCTCCCGTCAGGAAGACCAGGCGCAGGTGTCGATGAAGCTGAAGGAGCTCGCCGAGGAGCTCGACGTCGTCATGCTCGCCTTGGCGCAGCTGAACCGCGAGGTCGAAAAGCGGGACGACAAGAGGCCGATGCTGTCCGACCTGCGCGACTCGGGCTCCTGGGAGCAGGACGCCGACGTCGTGATCGGCGTGTATCGCGACGCCTACTATGCCCGGCGGGAGAAGGAGCCGAAGGGCGACCTGGCGCTCGCCGAGCATGTACTGCGCTCGAGCAGCCCCTGGATCGAGGCCATCGGCCTGAAGGTTCGCGAGGGCGACGTCGGGACCGCGAAGCTCTGGGCGTCGATCGGCCACAACGCGATCCGCAACGACGCCCAGGACGATTACGACTCGGCGTTCGCCGCCCGGACCTTCGACTTCGCCAAGCTGCCCCTTCCCTCTCCTGCAGGAGCCTGATCTATGGACCGCCACCTCGCTAAAGTCTGGGAGCTCGAGTTTCCCAGCCCGACCATGAAGTTCGTCTGCATCTGCGTTGCCCGCCTGTCGGTTCGATCGGGCCTTTGCTGGGCGAAGCAGAGGACCATCGCCGCCGACACCGGCTTCAGCGTGAAGACGGTCACCAGGGCGCTTGCCGATCTCGAGGAGCTCGGCTGGATCCAGCGGGCTCCCTTCCGAAAGCAGGACGGGGGGCGGGGCGCCGATCGTATATGGCTGACCCTGCCCGAGGTGACACTGAGTCCCGACGTTCCCGATTATCGTAACCCGTTCGGCGCCGATCATGATGCGGACAACGTGTCCCCCCCACCGGACTCTGTGTCCCCTTCAAGGGAGTCGTCTGGGGGGAGGGTCCGGTCGCCGAGTCCTAGCAAGAGTGGGAATCCAAGTGGATCTGAGGGAGAAGACGCGCGCGATGCTCGCGAGCTCTCTCAGGCCAAGGCCGAAGGCATCGACGTCGACTCGGCCGTGGAGCTCATCTGGGCGGCGGTCGGCGACAACGGCCGCAGGCGATCGGCGAAGGCGAAGGTGCAGAAAGCCTTGGCGGCCGCGCTCGCTCGCCGGCCGAAGGGCCAACCGGCCGAGGAGCGCCTGCGCCGGATCATGATGGGCGTCCGGGCCTATCTCTCGCATCCCGATACCCGAAAGGAAGGCGGCAAATTCGAACATGGGGCGCACCGGACCCTGCAGGACGACGTCTGGGAATCGTTCCTGGACGATGGCGGCGCCCGGCAGGCGCGTGGCGATGACGCTGCCCCGGATCCCCAGCTGGGCAGCGCCGAGGAGCCCGGGCCTGCCCTGCAGCGGTACTGGATGGAGAACGAGAAGCAGGGCCTGCCCTGGCACTCCGACCGCGGGCCGCGCCCTGGCATGCCCGGTTGCCGCGTCGACCCCGCCCTGCAGCGTGAGTTCGGGTACGCCCCGTGGTCGCCTCCCGCGGCCGACGACGACGATGCGGCGGCGTTCGCATGACCCCGCCGGACCTGAAGCTGACCCGGCCGCTGCTGAGATGGTTCGGCGGAAAGTGGCGACTCGCGCCCTGGATCGTCGATCACCTGCCGACGCACCGCTGCTACGTCGAGCCCTATGGCGGCGCGGCATCGGTGCTGCTGCGCAAGCCCCGCTCCTATGCCGAGATCTACAACGATCTGGATGCGGACGTTGTGAACCTGTTTCAGGTGCTCAGAGGGCCCTTGGCCTCCGAGCTCGTGCGCCAGGTCGCCCTGACCCCCTTCGCTCGAGATGAGTTCGAGGCCAGTTATGGCCCGACCGATGATCCTGTTGAGGCCGCCCGCCGCCTCGTCGGACGCTCGTTCATGGGCTTCGGTTCTACCGCGATGAACGCGAACGCTCACACTGGCTTTCGCGCGAACAGCAATCGCAGCAACACCACCCCGGCTTATGATTGGGCGGCCTATCCGCCGGCTCTACAGGCCATCGTCCTGCGCCTTCGCGGGGTGGTCATCGAGAACCGACCCGCGCTGCAGGTCATGGCCCAGCACGATTCTCCCGACACCCTGCACTATGTTGATCCGCCCTATGTGCACGAGACGCGGTCCAGGGCCGACAGGATCGGCGGCTCGCCGTACCATGTCTACGTTCACGAGATGTCGACCGAGGAACATTCCCAGCTGCTCGAGCATCTGCTTGCGCTCGAGGGCATGGTGATCCTGTCCGGCTACCGCTGCCCGCTGTACGACGAGGCGCTCTGCAGCTGGACGCGGATCGACCGGCCTGCCCACGCTGACGGCGCCCGTGAGCGCTTGGAGTCCCTCTGGATCTCGCCGAGGGCCGTTCGGCAGGCGAGGCTGCTTTGATAGCGACCGTGAACCCTGGAGCTAACCGATGACCCGCATCCCCACCCGCCCCTATGACCCTGTCGGCGACGCCCATGCTCGCGCCGCCTTCATCGCCTGCATCCGCGCCCTCGAGGCCCAGGTCGAGCCCCGTGGCTACCGCGCCCACCTGGTCGGCTCGACCAACCACGATCCGCTGGCGGTCGCGGCCAGCCTCAAGCCGCTGATCGTGCGTCGATGAGCCGGCGCCCGGATCCCATGCGCGTGGAGGCGCGCTCCCCTGATGGACCGGTGCGCGCTGTCCTGATCAGCCCACCCCCTCGCTCGCGCTATGCCCTCGCCTGGTCGATGCGCGCTCAGGGGCTCACGATCGAGGCGTTCGACGTCCTGCGCTTCGCCATGCGCCGTCGCCTTGCCCGCTCTGCCCAGCCATGAGCCTCGAGGGCCGCCGCTCTGCTGATGCCCGTCGCGCCAAGGCGAAGCCGTGGAGAAGGTGGTACTCAACGAAGCGGTGGCGCCTGCGCAAGGAGAAGCAGCTGGCGCGCGTTCCGTGGTGTGAGCCGTGCAAGCTGCTCGGTCGCTCCCGACCCGCCTCGATCCCCAACCACAAGATACCCCATCGCGGCGACCCGAGGCTGTTCTGGCATGGCGATCTCGAGTCGTGCTGCAAGCCGTGCCACGATGCCGCGATCCAGGCCGCCGAAGCCCGAGGGTTCCGCCTCGACGTCGGCGATGATGGATGGCCCATCGATCCAGACCACCCGTTCAACCGCCTCGAGGAGAGGAAACGATGACCAAGCCCCGCGATCCCAGCATGCAACGCCCGAAGGCCCGAGAGCCCCGCACCCCTGCGACGCGTGAGAGGTCACCGAGTCCCCAGAACCGTTCGACCGGTGGGGCAGGACCGAATGGGGAGGGGGGAGAAAACTCTGGACCTGCGGTGGCGGAAACCGGTGCCGGGCTTT